TCATCTAATATAAATACAGGTTCACTCTCCATAAAATACTTACCACTACCTAACTTATCAGGACTATCAAACATACTCCATTTAAGCACTGATAAACCTTCACAATCCATTTCCTTTGTGTAAGTATCTGTATATTCTACTTTATGCAAAGAAAAACTATCCTTCTTACGTTTATGTATCTTCCTCAAAGGCATACGTAAAGATAATTAAAATATCTCTTATAAAAGACTTTTTGTTAATAAGTATGTGTTTTTTTATTGAATAGGGGTCAGATGTCTTATATTTATTCTTAATAATATTTTACTATTATTTTTTAATATAATATAATATTAATTATTATTTTTTTATAACTATTTTTATAATAGTGAAGTATTAATAAATTGCGAAGTTATATATTTATTCTTAAATAAAAAAACTATTTGTAAATTATTTTATACATTTATTTACTTTATGTATAATTTGATGTACAATCTATTTTATATATTTCTCAATTAGTTTCCTTGCAAAGCTTCTAAACCCAAGTACATCAATAATTATAGCACCTAAAACATATTTATACCAATTAGGTAAACAATCTAAGTTCTCATAAGAAACTCTTATATCTTGTGCTAAGTTAGTAAAGTTAGATTCTTTGTAAGCTATTATAAAAGGGGATACTGTAGCTATAACAACAGGAATAAGAAATAAGTAAGTAACAATCTCATCTTTTAAAGTGTATCGTTTATCTTGTGCAGTAATTAAATCAATCTGATTATCTGAATCAGTATTAGATAGTATTCTGTCTACTTGAGCCTTTGTTTGAGCCTCTAGTATAGAATGTTCTTGTTGTGCCTTTAAACGCTTTAATTCAGCTCTGTTCTTTAAAGCATCTTTACCTATACCTAAAAGGTCTCCTATTATCTTAAATATATTCATATTACTCCCATCTTATTTGTAATTGTCCAAAGAACAAAAATAAATTAACTTCTGAGTATTGGAACTGTTCATCAGGTTTATAATATTGCCATCCAATAATCATAGCATCTGGCACTAATAAAATTAAGTTTATTTCCATAATTTACTCTTGTTTAAAATTGAACTATACCCGATATGATATAATATGACCTAATTACCTAAAAAATATACCCGTAATGATATAAACTAAATGAACAAACCAAGTACATAATACTAATAGCTTTGGATATTTCACACAGTCTGTTCTTATGATTGCTCCCATAATAAACATAACTGAATGAAATAATCCTCTTAATATGTCCAAATTACATTTTGTGATTTATCTATATCTGAATCAACGTGAATAAATGTATCTGCTATTCCTATACGATTAAATCCAACTGCTAATAAAGCATCTAATATCAAAAAGCGTGTTCTACTATCTTTTGCACTTATATCTACTGCTAAACCTTTAATATGACTTGAAGAAGGGTTTTTAATTGATAAAGGATGTTCTGGACTTCTGTAAGCAGAATTTATAATAAAAGGTATATTTGCATATTCTCTTGCCTCATCTAATTTAGCAAGAAAATCAACATTCATATTCTCTTCTATATTCTTAAAGTACTTACTCATTCTTTTTCTGATAGCTTAATAATCTTCATAACAGTATAAACAATAGTAACTGTTAATAATGTTAATTTTAACCACATTTCAACATTTGTAAAACTTACTGAAAACGCAGCAAAGTTTATAAATCCCATTTTCAAATCATTCATATCCATAGCAGTAGATTGTTAAAATTTCAAGTCTTGGTATTTAAGACCTAAAAATCCGTGTATTCCTTCATTATCAATATCTACCTCATAAGACTTCCAACCATAAGGATGGTCTATTTCTTCATTTTCATCAGATTGTAAATCTCTCCAAAGAACATCAACTAAAAAACCTTCTCCAAATACTGTTTCAGATACTACTTCTTCTCCATCATATACTGCTTCTTCTAAAACCTCATAACCAAGTTTTGTAATTGTATGTTTATGTGTTGGATAGTTGTTACCATTCTCATCTTGTTCTATCCCTAAAGCTTCTATTTTAGATTCTGCTTGTTCTTTTGAATTGAATCTGTATTTACCTATATTTAATCCCATAATTATATTGTTAATGTATTTAATTCTTCTTGTGTCTTAAAATCGTTATAAACTCTCAAGTCTAATATTTTTATCGGACTTAAACCTCCAACACTATGTGATACTTCTGTTATTGTTGGTAAATTCCCAGTTGGTGCAACTGTATTTATTGTACTTCCATTATGTGAAAACCTTAAAGATGTTCCACTATATGAAAATGAAATAGTATTTATACTACCTGCATCTAACGATAATGCACCATCAACCATTCCACTTGATGTTAAACCACTTCCATACATATCGTAATTATTAGTAGAAAACCCTTCTAAAGCTATTTCATTAGTTCCATCAGAAAACCTCAATAATTCAGCAAAATCAACATCAAATCCCATAGGGATAAATTTTAAAACTACTGTGTTAGTATTTGCAACTGTTGGTTGAGATGAAAAATCATTGCTAAAAGTTTCTGCACTTCTTGATTCTGATGAATTTGTTGGTGTTTGAATATATGAACTTAAATAAGGTAAAGCTTCTAATTGTGCTCCCCAAATAAAAGTTTCATCTCCTACAACACCAGTACCAATAGAAGAACCATTAGTACCATTTATTTTCCAAATATTAAAACTATCTGTTGAAAGTACAGTTTGTGTTATTGAAATCCTAAACCAACCATTACTAAATTCTTTTATAGAAGCATTTTCAGCAGATGAACTTACAACTGATTTTGTATCAAAATCAAAAATTGCACCTTGACCTCCACTAAATCTTGAAAGACCTATATATCTGGTATTTATTTTTTTTACAAAAACACTAAAAGTATATGTTGTATCTGTTGCAGGTACTGTAAAGGCACGTTCAACTCTTGGTTGATTAGTGTCATCTGATATAAATTTATCAGCAGTTAAATCTCCACTTGGAGAAGTTGTTTGATTAGTTGTTACTGTTGAATTATCTTTATTCCAAACTTGACTAAAATCTTCACTATACCCTGCTAAATTAGTACTTGCAGGTTCTAATAATAGACTTGGACAACTTCCATCAGAATAATCCAATCTTGGAACATCTGTTGATACTTGTTCTATTAAACCATCTTTATTTACTCTTGTACCTGCGTTATTTCTATCAAAGGTAAAATCTCCATCTCCATTTGTAGGAAGTACAGAATAAACCTTTTGAGCCTTATAACCACTTGGTATCATTGTTAAAGTTGGTGTTGCCATATTTTATTATATTGTTGTTAAACAAGTTAATTCTGCATCTGTTAATGCTTCTTTGAATACTGCTACGCATTTGACGTTTCCTTGAAATGGACTACCTCCAATACCAGTATGAAAATCTAAATTATTTAATCCACTTGGTACAGTTGCAGTTGTATTTGTTGCACCTACTTGAACACCATTTATAAACAGTTTACAGTTATTATCTTCATACTTTATCGCTACTTTATGAAAATCTGTTGCATCTGTTAGTGCCAAAGAAGAAATAAATGTTCCCCCAACGGAAGCATAAATGTTATTTGTATCTGTAAACCCTAAAAGAACATATTCATCTACAATACCATTATTTAAAGTAATAACTTTATAAGTTCCATCTAATTCATTAGTTAAAGCACTTATCTCTGCATATAATACTCCTTCTGTTGAACTTATTAAATCACTACTTCCTGCATCTATTGCTGAATCTGCTCCTCTTGTTTGTACTGAACCACCTGTAGGAATGTATGAAGTTGCGTATTCTCTTGTAGCGTGTGATTCTGCTTGAAGTCCGTATATGTATACTCCATTTGTTCCATCTCTTGTAATAGAAACATTACCATTAGAGGTTGCTAAATAAATCTGAATTTGACCTAATAAATCTGTTGTTGCTTGGAATGTAATTGCTATTCTATACCAACCATTTCCATAATCATCAATACTTGCAGTATGATTACTATTAACATTTCCTAAAGTTCCATTTGAAATATTGAACCAAGTGTTTCCACTTGCTCCCGAATCATAGTTTTTACTACTAATATAAATAAAATCGTTATTCCCTTGTTTCTTAACAAATAAAGATAAAGTATTATAATTGTTTAGTCCTAAACTAGTACCTCCATATTTTAATCCTGTTACACCACTATTGCTGCTATTATTATCTACTAACTTCCAAGCATTATTAGTACCATCAGGCGAAGTAGCTTGTTGAGATGTTAAAATAGCAGATGTAACACTTGGGTTACTACTTCCTTCAAATATATCACCAGTTGTAAAATCATTTGAATCAGTTGCAGTATTTGTAGCTTGTGGTTCTAATAATAAACTACCACTACCACCTCTATAATCTATTCTCGGTAAATCAACTCCTACGCTTTCTATATTACCACTTGCGTTTACTCTTGTTCCTGCATCGTTTCTTGTAAATGTGAAATCAGCATAAGGACTTTCGCTTGGCTTAACACTATGTAAAACCCCATCACTATATGCAGTTGGTGTTGTTATTATACTCGCTTTTTCTAATAAATTACTCATTATTCACAGTTTTCTAAATCAGTTAATATTGCAAGTGAAGAAGTAGCATTCTCATAATACGTTGCTCTTGCCTCTAATAAACCTAAAAGTCTTGACCCTTCACTCGGAAAAGCATATTCATAATAAATATTTCCCCAACCAGTTGCAGTTGGACTACCCCACCAAGAACTGTTATATATTTCGTTTGCCATTTTTCTCTTTTTTAATCTCTTTACTAAAACTATTATAAAAAGTATTTAGCTTTATTATGTTAACTGTTTTTGTCTTATATGTCTTTTTTTTACTATCCATTATAAAACAAAACTTGAAAAATCATTAGCGTCTTTATCAGGGTACATATCTCCATTACTATTGTTATTGTACTCAGGATATTTATTACTATTAAAACAGATATAATCTAAAAACCTTTTAGTATAAAATTCTGCTCTATCATTTATCTTACTCATCATTCTATCTACATCACTATAATTAACAGAGTCAGAGTCTTCCCCTCTATGCTTCGATATACCTCCATTATCGATTTTAAACATAGAGAAAGGAAAGTACTCTGCTTGAGTAAACCATATTAACATTGGCTTAATATAAACGTCTCTAAGGCTCTTATAATCACTATTAGCAGGTAAGTCTATATCTCCCGATATTATCAAAGCTTGTAACTTATCATATAAATTACCACCTAAATAATTTTGGATATGTATATCCTGTGCTACCTCAATAAAGTGAATTAGCTTGTCAGCATCAGTACTACCACTAATTATTGACTTAGCCTTTAAATCTTGTATTGTTATGAATAATGCTTTCATATACCTAAAGTCTTTTTTATTTTATTTAAAGTACTTCGATAAGCACCTTTATCTGCTCTGTCTATCATTCTTTCTCCCATCTCACTTGGATTGTTAGGTTCTTTTAAACCATCTCCATAAGCATTAGCTGAATCAACTTGCTTACCATCTTTCTTCTTGTAAACTCTTAACTCCCAATAGTGATGGCAGTTCTTACCTCCCTTATATTTTAGTAAACTATAGTTTCTGCCTTTATGACCTAACTCCTTGTTTACACCTCTAAAAGACATCATATTAATATCTTCCTTTCTAAACACTACCTTTCTACCTGTTAGTAACTCCATTCTCTTACAGAAATCTCTACTGTTCGGAGACTTTCTCTCTGGCATATAAGCGTATCTTATTTTATACACACCATCGTCTTCTGAAGATGCTTTATCAGAATACTTGATTTCAGCCATTTTAACGGACTCATTTTCGTCTTGGTATATCTCACTATGCACAACTTCCCAATCATCGCTTAAAACCTCTCCTAGAGCTTCTAATTGATTAATCATATCATCTCCTTCATCCTCTGAGAAGTCTTTATTGTCTTCAGCAGATAATTTCTCTCCTGTTTCTTCTTCTTTTCTAATTTTAGTAGATACGTTATCTAATTCTGTAAACTCGATTGGTTGTAGAGTTACGAAGTATAAATCTTGATATATCTTGTTAAATTCAAGTATCTCTGTTAATCCGTAGATAATACCATCTTGAAATGGTCTGATAATAACATTGTCCATTAATACAGATGCAGTTCTTAATTCTTCTGCATTATTACCAAAACCTGTATTGTCTTTAATACCTAAAAGTATTGGAGATACAATTCCGTGTCCTAACATTATCTTCTCTCTTGCCTCATCAGATAAGAATTGATATTGAGCGTGAGCATCCGGTAAGTGTATAGCCTCTATATCTGCTTTAGTTTCTGCTGATTCGTTAAAAGCAATAATCGCTTTACCACTATTAGAACTTCCACTAAACTTCTGATTAATCTTACTCTCTATTGCTTGTTGAGTCTCAGAATTAGGTATCCCATTGTTAAAGTTTACAAATAAACTCGGTTGTAAGCCATTTTCGATATTCGATAAATGATAGTTAGATACCTCTGCTTCTAACTCACTATATTGTAAAGATGCTTGATAATCTACTGTAGAGTAGTAATAAAAACCACTTCTATAAGGTTTAAATACATAAAGCTCGTTTACTTGAGATTTACTACCATTACCAAATGTAGGTATTCTTTTAGGATTATCTGAGTTCTTACAGTCTTTCCAAGATGGATGATAGTAATAAGCCTTTATAACACCTTTAGTAGCTTTCTCTGCTCTAAGGGTCTCCATAGGAAAGTGAGATACCTTTAGTATCTTTGTTTTAGCTTTATTATATGTTAGTTGCATAACACCTTGTCCTAATAACTTGTAGTCATTAACAAGTCTTCTAACCTCTCTTGGTCTAAGCAACTTCTTCATTCTAACATAATCTTCAGGAAATAAGTCTGAATTAGTAGACTCTAATCCTCTACCATAAATCATATCAACAATACCGTTAATACATCTACCATTAGTAGGACTATCAAGATACCTATCTATAAGATTATCAAAATAATCATTATCATCTCCAAATGCAACCCACTCTTTATTGTGAACCTCTTTGATTGTAGGAACTTGGTAAGAAGACATATTGACAACTCTAATGCTATCTTTATATTCTTTACTAACTGTATTTTTCTTATTTGAACTCATTATATTATGTATGTGTTATCATCTACTATGCTATAAGGCTTGTATATTGTGCCATTACCTATCTCGTGTTTCTCAGTTACTCTTTCTGAAGCAGTCTGAGATGTTACGTATATCTTATCTCTATACCAAAGCTCACTATCTTTAGTTATCTCTAAATAATAAGTAGAGTCCTCTTCAAGTATTGTTGATTGAAAGGTAATTTCAGTAAAGTTTACTATATTGCTTAAAGTAGCATTTGTTATAGATTCCTCTTTACCATCTCCATCTCTTCTTATATTTAAAACGAATACTCCTGACAAGTTTGAACTTCTCGGTGCAATCGTAATTGTTTTATCTCCTGATGTCGGTTGTAATATTAACATACTATGATAACTAAATAATTTATTTTTGTTTTATTTAATAAAAAAACCCCACCAAAATGGTAGGGTTTAGTTTAATTGATTAAAATACTATTATACAATAGTAAATCCTGCAGCAGCAATGTTTTCAGCAGGAGTATTTCCTACAACTGCAACATTAATAAAGTTAGCAGGTGCTTTTTCCATACCTGTAAAACTTAGAGTATATCCACTCATATCAGCCATAGCTCCACCTGTTACTACAGTACCTCCTGTTATGTCAGCACCATACTCAGCTCCAGCTAAAAATACATTTCCGTTATTGTCTTCTACAAGAATATTTGGTCTTCCGAAAGATAATAATTTAATAGTATTGTGGTCTTCTTTAGTTAATTTTTTAAGTGTCAACTCTAACACTTGCTCGAAAGCAGTAGTTCCATTCTCTCTACTTGATTGAATGTTCTCTGTATAGGTAGAGTTTCCTCTAACTTCGTATTTGTAAGCACTTGGAGAGCCTCCAACAGAATCAATTACATCTGTATCTGTACCATCATATGTAATACTGGTTATGTCTCCAAAATTTACAAAATAAACAGCATTGATTCCTCCAACACTATCTTTACAAGGTTCTGTTCTACCTAAAGTAATATCACAAGCCATAATATTTATTTTTTAATTATTAGTTATAAAAAAAGGGTAGGCAGTAACTACCCACCCTCTTTCTGTTTATTTATTTTAAATCTTAGTTAGCAGAATTTACTATTCCGTAAGTTACGATATCTTCAACGATTCCGTACTGTACACCTGCGGTAAATCTCATTATGATTCTTACATTTTGAGAACCATCTAAGTCAGCCATATCTAATACTTTTACTTCTTGGTGGTCTGATAATAAACCTGTTCCAAATTGTAAGTTATCTTTAGTAGTTGCTACTGCAGTGTTTGCTGCTAATCCGTTAGCCATAAAGATTTTTACACCATCAAAGTATAAGATGTTGATGTCTTGGTTGTTTCCTTGAGAACCTACACCAGCAGCACCTTGTCCGTTAGCTTGGAATCCTCCTAAAGCTCTCTTGTAAGCTCTAAAGATGTTTTGAGAAACATAGATGAATAAATCATCTCTACCATATAAAGCAGAAGGAATTGCATCTACTACTTTTCCTAATTCATCAACAACATTAGAAGCATCTACAGTAGTACCAGCAACTTCTTGTGCAGCTGGTAAATCAGCATCAGCAGCTAATAAAGTAGAGAATCCATCAAATGAACCTTCTCCATCTGCTCCTGCCCATATGTTCTGCTCATTCTTTTGTGCTACTTTAGCAGCAACATAAGAGATTAAGTAGTCTTGGAAAGAAGATGGTAAGTTGTCAAATGCAGAATATCCCATTGAGATTGCATCCCAATCAGAACGGAAATCTTTTTTACATAATTCTAAATTAACTTGTAATTCCTTTGGTTCAAGGATTCTTTCAGTTAAAGTCAAAGTTGAAGTGTCATTGAAGTCGCAAGTACCATTCTTAGTGATACCATCTAATTCCAATCTTTTAACAACCTCTTTGAACTTTACGTTTGGTCGGATAGTTAATCCACCATTTGCAATAGTGTTACCTGATAATAAAGCAGCAGAAATATATTTTCCTGCAGATTCTCCAGCGTAAGTTGTAGTAATACTTGTAGTAGTAGCCATTTTGTCTAATTTTTAATTAAATAACATTCTATTAACTCTCTCTTCGATAGTCATAGGTTTGTTTGGGTTTGATAATAAATTCTTTTTCTTTTCAATTTGAGCCTCTGGAGAATGTACAACTTCTTCTACATTTTCAGATAATTCAACTTCTTCTTGTTTAGATAACTCTTGAGGAACTTCTTTAGCTTCTCCCATTGGTTTATCTTCGATTAATGCTTTAATCATAGAAAGTAGCTCTGATTTTACTGCTGCTAAATCTTCAGAAGTAGCGTAACTCATAGCAGGTGCTTCAACTTCCTCCTCGATTACAACCTCTTCTTTAGGCTCTTCAGCAAGTATAACTTCTTCTACTTCCTCTTTTACTTCTTCAGTTACTTCCTCTGTAGATAACTCTACCGACTCTTCAACTGCAATGTCTTCAACTTTTATCTCTTCTTTAGAAAGATTTAAAAGCTCTTTGACATTATTAAGGATTTCTGTCGCTTTCATACTTATTGGTTTATATTAATATAACTATTTAAAATTTTACTGTCGTATTTTTACTCTTCTTCTTGCTTGTGAATTGAGCCTATGCCTTGCTTCCAATACTCGTCTGCATTGCATTTTCTTTTCTTTGAGTACTTATCACAATCAATAGAATAAGTATTCTTACATTTGCAATATTTAGCTCTCATTGTCTATCTTTTTTAGTTTAGATATTGCCCAATTTACACCTGCAGAACCACCCCAAGCATCCCACATAATACCACCACAACCTTCTGAATAAGGTACGTCTTTATGTTGCTGATGTCTTTTGAAACTTGCCATTCTCGCAATAGTATCTCTACTTAAAGGTTTTCTATTAGCTAACTGACTTGCTCTTGTCCATCCAACACTCGTACCACAAGAACTTCCATTCTCTTTCTTGTACTTTAATGCTCTCTTTGCATTATTAGTTGCACCTTGTGGATAATCGCTATAAGACTTTAGTTCCTGCTCTTCGTAATTCTTAGGTTTAGTATGTGTCCAACCTTTCTTAGTATACTTATCGTGTTCCTCTTCGTTAGTTATTTCAACACTTTCTCCTGTCTCAGGATTATACATAGTGTGAGGGTATTCTACTAAATCCTCTTTTAGTAACCTTTTTATCTCTTCTAATACATTACTTGCTTCAACCTCTTCAATATCCTCTACATTGTCGCTAAACATACCTTCTATACTTAATCCTAAGTATTTACCTTGCTTAACATCTTCCCATACCTCATCATTATCTATCTTCATAGTAACTGCCCAAGCACCTTCTACTGCATTTAATCCGTATAAAGCAGTTTTGTCCTTTTGAGGGTCTTCTACTATCCAAGATTCTATAACAGAGACACCTCCTGTAAATTCAGCGTGTTCTAATGTTGTATTATTGTTTTTAAGGCGTTTTAAGTATAGCTCAGACGCTTTTCTTACAGTTTCGGTAGAGAACGTTATATTGTACTCATAATCGCCTCTACGTCTGTATATGAGCTTATTTGGTACTAATGCTAAACCAACTATTATTCTTTTTTCTGAATCAACAGTTTTAAACTCTACTTTATGCTTACTTAAAGCTACAAAGTTCTCTTCAATAGCTGGAAATTCTACTAATGATATTGCATCAATTCCATCTTCTTCTCTTGATTCGTCTATAAATAATTCTATTATATCTAATTCTTCCATATTTAACTTATTTATACTATGATAACTTGTTTTATTTTATTCTGTTTTATTTTAAGTACCTGCTTGACTTACAATCATACCATCTAACTGTTGCTGATTAGTAACGTCTCTCGATACTACGTAAGCTTTTAATGGCTTATCAAACTGTGCTTGTATTGCGTTTATAAGTAGATTATCTCCAGACCTTCCTACTATATTAAACGAAGGGTCTGCACGTTCAGTTGCACCTGCTCCACCTCCACCCCCTGTAGTATTAATAGGTGTTGCTGCTGATGATGATTGAAATTTCTGTCGAGATATAGCTGCTACTTGAGCTAAACCAAATGCAATGGTAGGTAACGCTTGTGATAGTCTTGCAAAGAAACCACCTTTAGCGTCCTTCATAACCCCTATAGCAGCAGCAGACGTATCCATTAAAGCACTTGCTATATTTGATGCCTTATTCATATCGAATTGCTTTTTAGCTATCTTCTCTTGCTTCTTTCTTAATTTTTCATCATTTATAGCTATTTGATTCTGTATCTTTACCCTCTCGTCTTTAGACAAGTTTTCGTTCAATAATCTATTATTCAATTCTTCATTTAAGGCACTTGTTTTATTAGACTCAATAGTCATCTCTCTTTCAAACTGAGCGTTCATAAAATTAGTCATACCTCCTAAAATATCTTGTGATTTTGATATGAAATCTTGAGCATCTCCTAACTGGTCTGATAAAGCCATTTCTGCTTTAAGGTCTTCATTATATTTCTTTATTAAAGCCTTAGTCTCATCACTTAATTCAACATCTATTAATTTATTTAAGTCTATAGGGTTTTTACCTATTTCAACACCCATAGCTTCTGCTACTTTTTTAATTAGTTTTTTAGCAAATTTAACTTGCTTTTCAATACTATCTGGTGTGAATAGAGTAAATGCCTTTGGTCTTTTACCTTTACCATCTCCATTTTTTGAAGGGTCTAATTTTAAAGATTTAGTTAGCTCTGCAATTCTTTCCATAATAGGGTTTGATTGCTTGTCAATTACCTTTCCTAATCTTTTAAAAGTTTCTTCTATCTCATTTATATCCTCATTTTCTATTTTTGCTTTATCTCCAAAACCTAAAACAAATCCACTAACATCTTCTCCAGTTTCTAATATAAATTTTTTCATTCTGGAAATCCTTTCCTCATCATTTTTTATTTGCTTTATAGATTCTAATTCATTTTTAGATGCTAATTCTTTAGAATTTTCCTGTACTAACTTATCTATTTCGATTCTACTTGCTTGAGCTAAAGCATAACTACTTATCTTTAACCTAACTTTATCTAAGTTTTCTCCATACTTTAAATCTTCTTTTTTTAATGTAGGTACTAACTTTATTAATTCTTGAGTAACTACTTTTCTTCTTTCTTCTGTTAAATTAACATCTTCAAGCTCTTTAACATACTGTTTAGCAACTAAAGAACTTGCGTAGGTTTTACTTGTTAAATCAGTTACTTCTTTCTGAGCTTTTTTTGCTCCACCTGCAAAGTGGTCAAAAGCAGATATAACTGCCTGAATAACTAATAATATACCTAAAGGACCAGTTAAAGCTTGAAATAAATCTTTTACTGCTAATTTAAGACTACCTGTAGATTTAGCAGAATAAGCCATTTGGGAAGCGAACTGAGACAAGTTATTCGCAACACCTCGAATACCATAAGGCATATCAGAGACAACCCTTCCAAGTTCCATTGCAGCAGATGAAGCTGACCCTGTAGCTCCTGTAGACATATCAATTTGCTTTTGATACATCCTCATACTCTTAGTTAAGTTCTGATATTCTTTAGAGTTAATCTGAACATCCCCTCTTAACTTCTTGAATTTAGACATTTGCCTACCAGCCTGACTTGTAGTTAGAGATAAAGTTCCATTTAATTTATCTAATTCTTGATTTAAATTCTCTACAGGTACTTTCGTTTTTACAAACTGACCATTCATTTTCTGAATAGTTGCCAAACCTTCTTCTCCGTGTACTATTACTCTATAAAAAATTTTACTTTCCTCAGCCATTATTTTGTTAGTTTTTTTCTTTTTATACTTGTTTTTAACTCTCTAAAACTTGAAGGTAATTCATATAGTCCTTTAGCTATATTAATATCCTTATCTTCTATTAACCACTCGTTATTCCTTAGTAATTCTAATGTTTCTCTTATCATTATTGAAGTGTATTTACTGTTATTGAATTTGAAAGAGCTGATTCATTACCAGAAGCATCAAATGCACTTACTCTAACTACGTATGCAGTTTGTGGAGACAATCCTGTTACTTCATATGTTGTTACATTACCTGCTGCAAGAATTATATCTCCTTGATTTAAGTCTATATTGTAACCTACGACACCAACATTATCTGTTGAAGCAGTCCACTCTATTGAGAAACTTGTAGATGTCTCTGAGCCTTGTACTACTTGTAAGTTAGTAGGTGCAGTTGGAGATTCGTAATCAATAGGAATATCAACATAATCATTAATTAATTCTATATCAGATTTACCTGTATAAAAATCTGTTTCTATTGAGTTAATCTTATAGCTTTTACCTGAATAAATAAATCTATCTGCTAATGTGTATTTCTGTAATATTCTTAAAGGTAAGTAAGCACTTATCTTCTTTAATCTATTAGATTCATCAAATACGTTTGAAATATAGTTTTTATGGTAGTTGTTAAATAAAACATTCCTTGTAGTAACTAAATCCCATTCATCTTTTTCAGCACTAAAGTTTAAAGATTGCCTATCTTCTATGTTAGTAGCTTCAAAGTCTGAGTTAGAAGGTACATAGTAAGAAGTAATATCTGTATGACTTGTAGGTACATTTTCTCCATTTACTGCGTCTACAAATGATATAGGAGTACCTTGAGGAAGTGTCTTAAAAGTCATATAAAAAATCAAAGGATTTCCTATATAACTCTGTTGGTTATCATCAACACAAAATCCCCATTGTATATCTGTTAAAGCACTTGTATCTAAGTCTATTAATCTCTCAAACTTCATATGTTCAAAAGGTATTTCGTTTTTAAATATACCTTCAGATAAAATAACTCCATCAGAGCCTTTATACTCTTCTTTTCCCCAATCCTTGTTAAATAACTGTTCGTGTTGCTTTGCTAAGAAAGTACCTAAGCCTTTATAGGTATAAATAACTTCTCTAAAAGGTAATGCAGAATTAACTTGTGATGAGTTTATATCTACATATTTTGTAATATCATAAGGAGAACCTGATGATGGATTAGCATAGAAATCATCTAATGTTTTAACCACCATTTCACTACCTTCAACATAAGCAACTAAGTTAAACATCTTAAATAATGATGTTAAGAAGTCTAACACCTTCATTTTAGGTATTTGTTGAGTAATATTAAAATTAAGAGAAACATTTATAGTAAAACTCGAACTTGTGTAATTTTCACTCACAAACGAATCAATATCACTATCAAAGTAAGAATAATTCCATATAGCTTTATCAAATCCTATTGTTTGATTCGATGTAATTTGAATAGTATATGATGAATTATTCGATACATCTACAGATAAGTTTTGAATACTATCTGTTATATCTGAAGCACTATAAACAGAAACACCATCTCTAAATACATTGATAGAGTAATTTGGAGAGCTATATGAAGAATCAACTGTTAAACTTAATTGTAATACTTGATTAGAAAAGTTATATCCATCACTTAAAGTAAGAACACTATTTTCCATACTACTACCATTGTAAGAGGTATAGTCTATGAAATCGCTTACAGAATAAGTAGATGTTTCTAATTGTTCTCCACTTGTAACTTTACCTTTAGTTCTATGTAACCACATATAAAGATTATCAAAAGAAGAATCTCCTCCTTTAAAGAAATCATTACTAAAAGTTAATCCGTACTTCTCTTCTATAGCTTTTATTATAAGACTTAATCTTAAAGCATATTTTAACTCATTAAATTTAACTCCGTGTCTATGTGTACCACCAGCATCGTGATAATGTAAGTCCCCTGAATCAAGTATAGATTGAGTAGTATCGCTATCATAATAAAGCCTTTGAGAGTGTGTTATTAATGGTATTTGTATGGCGTTAGGGTAATTTACACTATCAACAACTTTATTCGTTACAGATGTAGTTAAATACTTTTCTACAAAATCTTTGTCATACAGTAAATCAGTACCATCTTGTTCTGTACTAAAGTTGTCTAACCAAGATAAAGAAGATAATAAGTCATCTCCTAATAAGTTTTTTAAAGAGACTGTATTACCAAAGAAAGTTATTCGGTATGAACTTGCAATATTACTTTTTAAATCAACGCCTTCAAGCTTAATATAACCATTCCTAAAAGGTATAGAGTTAAGTTCTATATTTGCAGGAACTCGTATTCTTGCATCAAACCCATCTTCAATATCACTATTGTAATAGTGTTTAAATATTTTATTATTGGTTTTACTAGCAGGTAAAGCGAATGTTTGAGAATACTCTGTAAACACCTTGCTAATATCTCTAACGTCTTTTATAGTATCAGTAATACTAATACTAACATCTTCAAACATATCAACTCTCTGACCTTCTATGTATAATTGAGCTATCTGCATCTATCTAATATTGTTTATAGTATCGAATGATTTATCAAATTCTATTGTGTATTGTACTAATTTGTCGTTTAAAGAAGTCTTGTAAGTAATCTCTCCTGTTTTAACATTAATTGGTAAAACTTGCTCTCCTGATTCGGTAACATTTGTAATCCATACCTTTTCAGACAACATCATCTCCTTAAACACTTTGTTATACTCTTCATCTAAGAAACCACTACTTAAAGTAACTGATTCTTTACCTACTACGTTAAAATCTCTGTTTACGTGATTACTTGTACTATATGTACCATCATAACCTAATATATTAGACTTGTAAGACTCTTTCTCAACATTCATACTCTCAACTGACTTCTTAAAGAACCATAAGTCTTGTAAAGCACCCCAACGATTAATAAAGCTAACCTTCTTAGGCTCGTATTTACATTCATCTAACGTTACTACATCTAGTATTTTAGTTTCTGAAGGTGTTAATATAACTACTTTATCAACTAAATATAAATTATTGTTTTGCAAAAACGAATCTATACAACTACTTTCTTCATAAATTCCACTATCTTCTATTACTCTTTCTTTAAAGCTATCAGTCGCATCAATGTACTCAAATACTTCTGTACTGCTTGTTGTAATTGCTTTAGTGTATATTTGTGAACCTTTGTATAAATACGTAACAGATGTTGTATTGTTTCTATCTACAGGTATTCTTAAATCTTCCCCATACAAAGTATAGATAATATTATTGGATTGCATATACCCTTTCGTAACACTTGAATTAGAGCCATCCTCAAAATAACCATAACCATCAATACCGAAAAAAGTTGTAGTTACTGGAGTTGTTGGATTACCTGTTCCGTTTATTTCTGAATATTCAGTTAATACATAACTTACAACTACACTAAAATCAGAAGGTGTTGTAGCTCCATTGTACTTTATATCTATGTAATCTCTTACTAATTCAGAAATTTCAAATAGTACGTAATCAGAACTTGAAGTCTTATTCTTTACTATTGTGTACTGTAAAGTGCCATCTATTGTGATTTCTAATTTAGCTGATTCATTTGAACCAATATCTTCTGAAATATGGTATGGACTTCTTAATAATACGTTTGCCATTACTTAATTGCTTTTAATGTTTTTAATTGAGCAGCTATATCCTTTCTATAACCTTCCTTTAATATTTTCTTTATCTCTTCTTTAGTTTCTTTCTTAATAGCTTCTATAAACTTATTACCTTTGTATTGGTATCTTTTAGATATACCTCCATCAGGATTCTTACCATCTTTACCTGCAAAAGACCTACCTGCTATACTTGCTGCTAAAACCATTCCTAAAGACTTCCAACTACTTTTGTAAACTTTTCTAAACTTACCTGTAGGTTTATACTTCCCATCAACATCTTTCTTATATAACCTAAACATAGGTCTCATACCCTTATCCTTAGCCCACTTAGCTAACTTATCAGCCATATCGTGGCTATACTTACCCTTTTTGTTTATACCTCCAGATAGAGCATTTGCATACTGTTCTCCAAAGATGTATAGCTCATTGTCTTTAACTCTATACTTAAAAGACTTATCTAAGTCACCTGAAGCATAAAAGTCTTTCTCCTTAAACTTTTGTTTTAAGTTCTTTCTTATAAGCTTACCTACTTCTCTTAAAGCTAATTTTAAGTTCTCTCCCTCCATTAACAGATGCTTATGCCATTAGGAACTTCTATTGATATGTTTACTCCCCAACCTGCTAATTCGTTACCAAAACGCTCTTTAAATGGCTCAGCAGTTGGTTGTGTAGTTACTTGATAATTCATCTCAAATAAATCTCCTCTCATCAACTTCATTATTAAAGAGTTTATAACTTGGAATTGAGTATTCATAACGTCTTGTAAGTTATCATTACCATAAAACAATTCGTGGTTAGCCTTTTTAGTGTTGTAATCAACTATATCTGCACAAAGTAGATTAATATTAAAAACAACTGTTCTCTCTTTGTAATTAGCACTATCTATCAACATATGTGATAATGGAAATATAGTAGTCTTATCTAAATCAACCTCACTCAAATCCCCATAAGTAACAGTATTTACTGATGGACTTGCTAGTAACTCGTCCTTTATGATTTCTAATATGTCGTAAACGTGTGTCATCTCATTTTTTGTTTTAACATTCTACTTTCTAATTCTGATTTCTCTTTTACAAATTCCAAATACATTAAGCATTGGTGTAAAGGGAGTCTTGTAACCTCTCCGATTCTTCTAACATCTTCTCTAGCGAGAGTAAATATTGCTTGATAGTCTCCCCATTTTCTACCGAAAGCTTGTCCTGCCGACCCTCCTGTTTCTTCTGCAACTCTTTGAGTGTATAAGCCATCGTATAATTCCCTAATTTTGTCGCTAAACGATAAAAAAAAACCCTTGCACTAAGTGCAGCGTCTAATGGAGCGTCTTTCATTATATCAGCCATATACTCTGTACCCTTGTAATCGTGTATAAGATACTTATCTTTACTCCTGAACTTAATTGGTCTGTAAAGAACTGCCATAGCCTTATGATAATTCTTATTGTCAAACATATACTTCTCTAAGTCTATAAACTCTCCATAACTCATCTTATCAAAGTTAGGTATCAATCCAAACTCTACAACAACATCATCTGTACCTTTTAAGCTAAACCTTTGAACTAAATCTATCTTTTGATTAAGTAAGTTAGAAATGTGTTGTATGGTGCTATAAAACACCTCTAAGCCTAACTTGTCTATATCCTTAAAATCAATATTACAAAAGATGCTTAAAAGCTTCTTGTCTAAAAACTCAGTATCTTCTGCGTCTTTATTCTTTTCGTAAATATCAATATACCTTTGCCATTGGTTTAATTTTATACCTCTTAATATTGCAGGTACTTCAAAACTAAAATCACTCATAAATAAACATTGTTATACTAAGATAACTTAATTTATTTTTTTTGTGTTAATTTTTTTGTCAGATTAAATAATTTAACTATATTTGCATTAGATAGATTGAATATGAATATTTTAGACGAGAAGTTAAGTATTAGGTTTGTTAAGTTTAAATGTTTAGATACAAATAGAATCTATAGAGTAGTAGAAAGTATCTCTACATTTGATTTAAAGCAACCTCATTACTTCGATAAAGTTACCGAATGTAAAGACACAGTAAAAAGAGATGATGGCGTTAGAAAGTCTTTTATGAGGAATCAACTAAAAGAGAGGTTTAAGAATATAGAAGGAATAATAGATAAATACTAAAACAATAATTATGAGTAAACAACAAACAACCAAAGAACAGATTGCATACCTAAAGTCAGTATTGCTATCACAATTACTATTAGAGTCTAATGAAGAGCTTGTAGCTACCAATAGATACAAACAAAGCTTAAAGCAACAGATAAATAGAACTAATACTATATTAGAACCTATCGTAAGAGAAGAGTTTGATAGTGTCTATAAAACAGACCCTGAGATGACAACTAATATCTTAAACAAGATAGAATCACTTGTAGATAAAATATCATCATACCAGATAGAAGAGTTAGTAATGCTAGAAGCAGTTATAGATAAATATGAGAACAATAGAGAATGGTTCTTAAAGTATGCTGAATCTGATTTTTTAAGACTTGATTAAGATGATTAATAAAATAATAAATAACATAAAGAATATTCCACTAACTAATTTAGTTAGAAAGAAGAAACTAACACCTGTAGAAAGACTATCAAGTAGATTAGGATATATGGGAACTTCATTTATGATGATGTCTCCACACCTACTACCAGATAAAATAGGTATGGTTACATACATAATAGCAGGTATAGTATCAATACCTCAAGTATTTGTAGCTAAACAATGGAACTTAGTAGCAGTAAACTTAAATGTAGCAATAGCATACATAATATTATATTTAACAAACTAAAACAATCATTATGAACAGAAGAAAACTAATACAGAAACTACAACAACTTATAGATAGATTACCTGTAAGCAATAAAAGAAAAGAAGCTAAACAAGACTTACTAAGTCTTAAACTAAACAAAAGCCAATACCACGATATAATGATATTTGATAAGTATAAGAAAAATCTATAGTAAATAACTATACTATACTATTTATTTATAATACAACATTATACACAAACAA